TTGAGTGGTGTAAAGTTACCTGTTAAACTCATGGTACGAAAACGTCTCCGCTGCCTTGCACGATACTATGACCACAACTGTTGCCAGAGCCAACACGTAGTACAGGGACACCCTCAGCAAATACTGTAGGTGAACCTGATGTAGTTGTAGCAGCTTCGTGAGGTGGATGGGGTCTACCCCAGGGTGCGTGAGGGGTTATCTTGCTAGTATGTAAACCTACTGCAATTCCATTGGCAAACACAGTACCGGCACCTCTAATGATTTTGCCTCCTGCTTGATTTGCGTCACCCTTACGACTTATTCCTGGCATATTATCCTACTAAAATCTTCTTCTCTGGAATCTTAATTCCAGTTGTTGCTTCAATGTATTTCATCTTTACTGAATCGTCAGTAATAGCGAAAATAGCAATGCTATTAGTATTTAGCGAATACTGATTAGCTGGATCTGCGGTAAACAAGCTAGGAATCATTTGCATGCCTTGCTGTGTGGGGGCGATAGATACGGGTTCAGTGATACCGATAGTAGTCTCACCCTCATTGATATCAGTTACTTTAGCGACTAACTCTTCTCCGCTGTTCAATTTGAACGTATATACTTGTCCGATTTCCATTATGTTCCTTAGTTTGTTTTAGCTACTTTTTCAGCAAAGTCTTCTGCTGACATACCTGCCAAGCCTTGGTAGCCGCCTGGGATATGTGTTGTTCCGTTATAGATTTGTGGTACTGAGCGAAAGCCAGCATCAACTAGCATTTGTCGTGCATCTGAATCTAGTGTAATGTCAATTGATTCGTATGCTACGCCGCGGCTTTCTAGTAGTTGCTTTGACATGTCACAGAATTGACAGTTTGGTTTTGAGTATACTTTAATCATTTATTTTCTTTCTTTTGAGGTATCATATGTTTGTGCAAAGATATCTTTCTTTACTGCACCGTAGTCACCGGGTCCGTGACGAACAATATAATCATTGCCCTTAGTGTAGGCTAAATCGCCCCATGAAGTATGAAGTAGACCATCGTGGTCAGCCATCTTAGCAACTTTTAAGATTTTCTTAGGTGTTGCCGAGCCGTCACCAGATACATCATAAAATGAAGAAAATTTCTCCGGGGTGACTGGGTACTGTTCCCCTTTTGGGCCTGTGATGATGATGTGACCGGTGTCATAACGTACAGGCCCTTCTAATGTGTTTACTGTACCAGGCTCATTGGCTACTTCATACTTAATGGGGTTAGCCTTTTTAAAAGTTTCAAATCCATTGTTGAACCAACTATCATGCACAGTTGATTCTACAATGTTAATTAGTTTACGCAAGTCGTTCATAGTGCAGGCAGTTCGTCAAAGTCTACTACGTCACTCATAACACCAATAACATAGTTAGTTGATTCAGTCTCTTGCAATGCTGACTGCTTCTTGTTAATGTTCACATGCTTGTTGAACCACGGGATAGGACTATACTTAGGATGCGGCTCGTTGTACTTGATACCGATTTCTTTTAGTCTAGTGAATGCAGTGAAGTCTACGAAGTCTGACAAGATATCTGCATTCAATCCGATAACTACACCCTTGCTGAATAAGTATACTGCCCACTCTTTTTCTTCACGGATAACGTCCATATACAATTCGTATACTTCACGTTGCATTTCAACTGCGATTTGTTGGAAGACTGGGTCATCTTTGACTACGTTGTTGATTAGCCAAGCTGTCCACTCTGTGTGTAACAATTCGTCTTGTAGAATCAAGCTGATGATGTTGCCGTTGCCGATGTAGATTTTGTTCTCAACCATTGCGAGACTTGTTGCGAATGATACCATGAAGCGCAACGCTTCTAATGCATACGAAGCATGTAAAGCCATGTAAATTGCTTTCTTATGCTCATACAAGTCAACGGTCTCACCTGTTTCTTTTTTGCAGTTAAGAAGATGCAGGTCTTCATAATACTTACCGACGTTCGCAGCCATTTCAACAATTTCTTTAGTGTCGTGAATCTTGTTGAATTCTTCTTTCGGAACTCCGTAGACGTTACGAATGATGTGACTGTAACTCTTACTATGAATGTTTGTTTCAAAGAAGCTCCAGTTACTTACTAACGCTTCCAACTCGGGGATACTAATAACAGGTGAGAACACTTGAGAAGGGGCACGTCCCTGGATACTATCAAGTGCAGTTTGACGTAGTAAGTTGCTAGTAAAGATATGCTTGATTGCATCACTAGATTCTTTGTGGTCAATCTTGTCTTTCGTTAAACTAATCTCTTCTGGAACCCAGAAGAAGCCACGTGCTGTTTCTTCATACTTAGCTAGTCTTGGGTACTTAACTTCTTCAAAGCGTTGCACTGTTACAGGACCCTCTGGATCCAAGAACATTTGTCTTGTGAGATAGTTTGTTTGTTTGCTTAAATTATATTGTTCTTTACTCATTTTGTTCCCATTCGTCTCCGTGATATCTAATCACTAATCCACCTTCTTCATCTGTCTCTACTGATGCTACATCGGTTCTATTAAGTGCCATGACAATCATGGTCTTATCTTCTTCATCTATCTTAACTGTTTCTTTAAAGTTATGCAATGCATATAGCATTGTCAACCTTACATCATCGTTAATGTCTTCAGTGAATTCAACTAACTGCATCTGTTTTTAGAATTATTTTACCATCATCAGTAGTTACATCAATGACTTTAACTAGTTTCCCATCTACTTCTGCGTAGACAGGAACTTGTCCTAACTTCTCACCCGAGCCGCTGAATGACATAGCGTACTTGCGCCATGCATCCATTAACATAAAACTGATATTATAAGCGTCTAACATAATCATAATTTACATGCCTCACAGTCATCATCAAAATCTAACATAGTTAAGTTATCTTGTTTGACTACAAACGGGATAACGTTATCTTCTGCTAGTCCAGCCTTGCTGCCCACTTTGTTAATCAAACTATAGTACATTGTTTTAATGCCCCACTTGTATGCAAGCATCAAGTTCTTAGCAATCAATGTACCAGGTACTTTACTATCTGCATAATTTGCAGGATTATAGAATGTGTTAGTAGACAATGACTGGTCAATGTATACTGCTAACACGGCTGACGTTTTCAAATAGTCAACACAATCTTTTTGATCCCACATTAGCTGATAGCGATTCTTCAAGCGTTTGTACTCTGGTACTACCTGTACAAACGATCCAGCTTTCGATTCCTTAACAGAAATCAATTCCATTGGCATTTCAATACCATTGGTGGAGTTTAACACAACGCTGCTGGACTCTACTGGAGCAACTGCCATTAGTGTAGCATTACGAATGCCATACTTCAATAGATTCTGGCGAAGTGTTTCCCAATCCATTGATGGCGAGAAGTCAGTTAATTCGTTAACACCTTCTGCTCTACGCTCCCAAGGGAAGATACCCTTGCCGTAATATGTTTGCGCACTCTTACCACATGCGCCCTTTTCTTTTGCTAACTCAACTGATGTTTCAGTGAGATAGTACGCTTGATGTTCCATCCAGCGCTTAACTTCTGCTAATGCTTCAGGTGTTCCATATTTGAAACTACGCTTTGCATGCCAGTAAGCTAAGTTAGTAACACCTACACCAAGAGGCTCAAAGTCTAAGTTAGCTAATCGGCTCTGAACGCTCAGGAAGTCCTGATAGCTAAGGAGATTACTTAAACTTCTTACTAATACTCTACATGCTTTACGCATCTCTTGGGGCGTCTTAAACGCACCCCAGTTCACACTGCCTAATGTACATAGTGCAATACGACCTGCCTCGTCTTCGATACGTTGAAAGGGCTTAGTAGGTAATAGGATCTCTTGACATAGATTACTCTGATAAATCGGGTCAACTTTCGTATCGAAAGGACCTTGATTAATTACGTTGTCAATAAACACAAGGTAGATACGACCTGTGTCTGTACGTTCTTTTAGAATGCCGTTCTTGAAAATTTCAACTGCTGGCAATACTTTCTTTTTGATACCACGTTTGTGTTCGTACATGGTATATAGTTTTTCGAATTCTTCTGTGTCGCGGTAAAATGCTTCGTACAAGTCAGGCACTTCATGTGGATCAAACAACGTAATGTTCTCTTGATTCTTATAACGATTCCAGAACATCTTGTTGACTACGATTGAGTAATCCATTTGACGTACACGTGTCTCGTCAGTACCTTGATTGTTCTTCAATACAATGAAGTCTTCAAACTGTGAGTGCCATACAGGCAATGTAACTGTACATGATGCATTACGAATGCCACCTTGTGAACAACTACGCAAGTCACCGAACCACTTCTTTAAGAAGGGGATAAGACCTGTGTGCTTAATCTCGCCACCACGAATAGGAGCGCCGACTGGACGAATACGACCAATCTCTAAGCCGATGCCAGCACGTTTACTTGCGTACTTAGCCATCATCTCACCGGCTGCAAAAATACTGTCTAAAGTATCATCGGCACTAATAAGCACACAACTACTAAACTGCTTAGTAGGAGTTCCAAGACCAGCCAGGACAGGGGTAGCCAAAGTGAAGTGACCTTCTGAAGCTGTTTCATAATATTCCTTTACCCACTTTAAACGGGTTTCTTTTGGTTCAGCATGGAATGCTGTCGCTGCTGCTACTGCATAGCGAACTTGAGGTGTTTCATAGATTTGACCAGTAGCACGGTTCTGCACTAAGTACTTTTCTGCCAATTGGGCGATAGCCGCAAAAGTGTAATTTTCGTCCTTGCTGTGGTCAAGAAACAAATCAATGATGTTCCATTCATCTTCTGTATACCAGTCTAATAGTTCTGGAGTATACATCTTCTCTTGTACGTTCTTCTTTACGATATCGTATAGCTTAGGTGGCTCGTATTGGCCATATACTTCTTTGCGGAGCATAGACACTTTCTGACGTCCTGCGACATACTGATAGTTAACTGAGTTGATATCTGGGTTCTCAGTTTCGTCAATCAAGTTTACCATTGCTTTAAGCAATAGTTCGTCAATAGTCTCGGTACTCATACCGTCATGTAGTTCGATTTGGGCTTTAATCTCAATCATACTAGGGCTGACGTTATCAATGCCCCTACAGCCGTATGCTACTTGTCTTTGTATTTTTGAGATATCTAAAGGGACCGTCGTCCCGTCACGCTTAACTACGTTAATGTTGTTCATTCTTCACCTTATATTTTTGTTTTTAGATTTGAGATATCTATTGTGCGCTTGATTGTAAATTCTGTTAGAGTATTACTTAGTACCGTATCAGGCCAGTAATTAAGTATATATTTTGCGTTATCGACCAGGACTAGTACCAAATCTTCACCCATACTATCAGTAGCTTCTACTAGTTCTATGTCGTCTACTCCAACTAATAACAAAGTATAACACATTCCTAGTGCTCTTGCAACCGTACAATAGGTGTTTTCTACCAAAAGATCCCAGGGCCCAGGCCAGTTGGTTATATCTTGTAGATGCAAATGGTGATTGACAAGAGGAGCTTTTTGCCACCAATTGTCAATTTCTACACATTTGTTTTGGATTAGAGTACCTTCGATATCGGCTCTGAGGTCGTACCAGCTTCTGAGTCTGGCATCATAGTTTAATTGGAATACGTTCATCAGACACTTACTTATCTGTGATGCAGGTACGTGTTAAATTACGTTGCTGGGCCGCTCTCTGGTGCTGATGTAGGTACTGTAAATGCACCTGTGTATCTTGCATACCCGTTAGTCATACGCAAGTCATCAATATAACCAACCGTTCCGTAGCCACCCAAAGAGTTATCTTTACTACCTATATAGACTGTAGTTGTACCGCCTGTAATAGCCCCTGAGATAGTAGCGGTACCGCCTGCAACGCCGTTGATGTAGAATGTAAGAGTTGAGCCAACTCTAACCCACGCACAATGAGTCCAGGTGTTTGCTTGAACTCTAGCAGTACTGTTGTACGAAGTGCCGGTGTATATGTTCATTAGCCAACCTGCACTATAAGAGCCTAGACCTATAAGCCATGCACTAGCACTTGCGCCTGCACTTCGTGCATCAATGATGCCCCATGTACTTGTTAGTGAAGTATCAGTTGGGTACACCCAGCATTCAATAGTAAAGTCACCAGGCAATATTGCAATTTGAGGTGTCGAGCGTATAGATAGGTAGTCAGTCTTTGTACCGAAGTATATACTTGATGCATCATATTTCATTGTGGAAGTTGATAGTCTTGCAGTTCCTACAGTCTCTACGTCATTGTATCCTGAACTATCAAATACTCCGATGTTGTTGAAATTCAACAATACACTAGTGTTCTTCACTGGTGTCAATGGAGTTACTGGTGGTATAAAACCGCTACCGTACAAGCCAACACCATTAATAATTCTTACATCACTAATATAACCATTGAATGCGGTATTAGTTTCACTAGTAGACATTCCAACTTGTAATGGTTGCACAGTTGTGAACGCAGTGGCATTAGCTAGTGTGTATGTTTGAACTCCATTTAAGAATGCTCTAACAGTTCCATTAGTTCTGCACAATGCAAAATGATTCCAAACACCTGAATTGACTGTACCTACGTTTGCGGCGCTAGCTATGTTCCATGAACTATTGTTGCTACTCATGTAAAGAGTTACAGTTGCGTTAGCTAGCCATAGTAAGAACGGCACATATCCGCCTGCGCCAGTTGAAGCGTTTCTATGTGATACTAACAGTTGCTGTGCAATGTTAACGGCATTAGTATAGAACCAAAACTCAACAGTGAAGTTAGTAGTGGTAGCAAAACTACTGAATATTGGGTTAGTAGGCATCGTTACGTAATCTCCGGTGCCGTCAAAATACGCACTACCACTGACTACCGCAGGACTTAATGCAGTGCCGTAATTAGCAGAGTAGCTATTGCCGCTGAACGGATTGAAGGGTCGAATCAGCGGAGTTCCGCCTGCAGTGACAAAATCAAAATTATTAGAAGAAGAATCAATCTGCCTATCATTCTGTAGTGCTAAGTATGCAGTCCCTGCTATTGCAGTCAATGGAGTAGTTGATGGGGTGAATGCTGTAGTATACAAACCATTACCAATAACTAAACGCAAGTTCGATACGTAACCAAAGAATCTTTCAGTAGTAGAATGTGCAGATGCACCAATCATAATAGCAGCAGTCGGGCTAATTGACGTTGAGTTCGCTACAGTTGTTCCCACTTGCGCACCGTTAGCCCATAGATAAACACTACCTGTTTTTCTTACTAATGCAAGATGCACCCA